TTCAACACCACCCGTACCTTTCGCAGCAAGTTCAAGACTGATATTAGTATCATCACCATCGACATCAATTGCAGGGCCATTACCTGTAGCCGCATTAGTAATCATCACATAATTTACAGCACTTGATGTAGATACAAATTCAAGGTATTCATCACCAGCACTGTCAAAAAGTTTTGAACCACCACTAAGACCACCCAGTTCTGGATTCTCAATGTGTGGACTACTAATAGTTTTATTGGTTAGTGTTTGGGTTGCATCTGCAAATACAAAAGTATCATTCGTTGTGAGTAATGGAAGTGTAATATTACGATTTGCACTTAGGTTACTCACCACAACATTGTATGTATGACTTGAATCTGCATCTTTAATAGATGGAGTAGTTAAACTAGGACTTAGAATAGTTTTATTAGACAATGTCTGTGAAGCAGAGTCTAATAAGAGTGTCCCACTGGTATCTGGAAGATATACAGTATTATCTTGGGTGGGTTCAATTGATGTTAATGTGGTCTCAAAATCATTTTCAGCGAGACCTTCAAACACCGCACCAAGTTCTGTAAGTGTTACAGACGTAGACGCAGAATCTCCACCGATTGAAGTGTACAATTCAGCGAAGTTTTCATTAATTTTTTGGGCAGCTACACGCAGAGTATCCCCTGTGCCGTCATTTGCCGCTGTACCTCTGTTTAGAGTCTGTCTTGCCATTTTTAAATCCGTCTTGTTTTATCTATTTATAAGCATTATTAACTAAAGTGTGAAACTTTTTATATACTGGTCGGAGTCCGCACTGTACCATTTGTTGATATCTTGGTCTAGTGTTTCCCATCTGAAGTTGTTACTCAAGTCCATACCATTAGTCTCGAATTCATCCGAATCATCAAATGTAGGTGATGTAGCCGTCTGCGCTTCACGTAATGATGAGTATTGATTTTCAATTGTTTGAATGTTGTAACCAAAATCTTCTATACTTGTAAGTTCCGCATTGATTCTATTCAATACACCATCTGAATCACTATATAGGTCATCGACAAGAGCGGTTAAGTCCATGTGTGCGAAGTCTCCGAATACACCTGTTCCCTCTATTGTGATAGGTGGTGGTGGTTCAAGAACAACTAGTGGCGCTGTCACAGTATCTATAACTTCAGATACAATCTGAACCTCACTGCCAATAAACATACCAGCGGGATGGGTAAACAATTTGTATGGTTCTTTCCATTCACTAAAAGCAATGTCAGACTTGATAAGGATAGCGAAAGTCTGATATAATTTATTATCAGTAAGAAACTTCTGAGAGTTCAAACCAATCTGAGAATCCTCTTCTCCAACTTTAAATACATTTTCTTTGGTATAAATCACATCGGGGTCAATACCAAAGAAAGTTCTGAAGAACTGTTGAATAGAATACTTTGTTCCTTTAGAACGATAAAGAGTGCTTGAGTATTTTGAAGCTGCACGTTTGTCTGTAAATCCTTCAAAGTAAGATTGACCCAAAAGTAGTTCATCTTCGATATAGGATAATAATTCTATATCAGTTTGGGTAATATCACGATTATAGAATAGTTCATTTACTAATTTTGATGGCGAAGTATCACCATCCTCAAAGTGATAGTATTCGTTAAGAAGAGTAATTAATTTGGGATACTCAGACTTGAAAAACTCAGGCAATACTTTTTCGACCTCATTACGAGGAAAAGAAATATTTCTTCGATTCAAGTCGTTTAGTGTATCATCACTCTTGTGTGTCATTAGTTAGTAATCCCAGTATCAATTTCAACAACACGTGAGAATGTGTTGGATGGGTCTAGTTCTAAAACGTCTTCTCTTAATGGAGAGATTGCACTCTCGTTTGCAGGTTTGGCAGAAATCTTAATAAATCCATCCGAACCAACAAAGTTATCAATCTGAAGACCTACAATAAATACGGTATCACCCGTATAGTTACCGACATTGTCCACAATAACTTCGTTACCTTCGGTGTTGAAGACTTCTAGTTTATTGGTGTTCAGTTTGTTTCTCAGAATACAAGTTTGGTTTTTGTATCTAAATGCTGAAGATGTGATTGTATAGAAAACATCATCAAATGCTTTTAGAGGAGCCGCAAATCTGAGTGTGTGGTCTTGAATCTTAGTTAACGTAGGAGTAAATCTTCTCTGCATAAACACATCTGTACGAGATGAGAGAACCGAAGGACTCACATCATCGACTAAAGTAAGAAGGTTTGAACGTCTAAACGATTGATTGAACTTACCAAGGTTATTGGTAAAGTAATTAGTAATAACCTCATTGACCGAATCTTGGATAGTATTCCTAGAAAGTGTGGTCAAACTAGGATTAAATTGGAAGAATGTTCTAGTCTCAATAAAGGTCTTGATAGGGTCACTAAACTTGACATTAAAGGAAGCGACCGATAACTGAGCTGCAAGGTCAACAATAGAATCTTTTGTTGTTGCAATTGTAGTATCATCAACGTCTGCATTAAACAGAATTGAAAGAAACACTGTTCCGAACTCAGGGTCAAGAGCTTCCTCTCCACCAAATGATTGAATGTCTTTTATGAGTGTAGAAAAGTTACGTAGGACAAGAGATGAATAGTCTACCGCAGTTACCATTCGATTCTGAGATGCGTATTGGAAAGGCGCATTCTGACGAATTGATTCGGTAGTTTCTTTTGCAGAACCACCAACAGCAGCTGCGACTGTGGCCACACTCATGGTATAGTTACTCCCACCAACACTGATTTGTGCTTGTGGTTCAAAAACCTTTGCGGTATTAGCGGATGCACCACTAGCAGCAAGATATGTTGCCGTAACTTTAGAACCTGTTTTGGGTGCAGCGCCTAGAGTGCTACCATTACCAAATGACAATTCAAAGAATCCATTCGGAGACTCTTTGAGAATGTATAGGGTAGAGTTTGCATTAATGGTAGTCGCTTTTAGAATACTAGTATATGCAGTAAATGTTGAAGATGACGGAACTTCATAAACACGAATGATTGCAGTATCAATATCCATCGTTCTGTCTGGAACTATGTAAACCGCATTATCTTCTGCTCTCGACACAAGGAACGTCTTTACTCGTTCAATTCCCTCGAAAACTTTTATGTTTTTGCTACCCGCAATGTTTTTAAATTCATATAGACCAGAACCATTATCTGTTGCGCTAATGTTTTCTTGTGTTTGAAAAATAAATTCTTCATTATCAACAGTAGCGTTAAACTTATATCCAGTTGGGATTTGAATCTCTGGAGTTCTGTCAGTAACACCAGAAAGATTTAATGTTAAGTTTATAATCGCTTGAGCAGAAGTCATAGAATCAGGAATGTAACCGATACCTTCTGCAAGTGATAAAATAGAACTACGTAACTGTGCGGTTCCAAGAAAAGATTCATTCAACGCAAAATTGGCAGTCAGTGCATTATAATGAGTATTATATGCAAGTACATCCAAGATATTAGACAGACCAGACGCTTCAAAGTTATAATCCGCAAACTCTTCTTTTTCAGCGAGAAATGTTTTTAGGTTATTCTTGATTGCGTCAAAGTCTAATGATGTCGATTTAATTGTTGTTGCCATTTTATCTTAACCTTGCGAGTGTGGTAGTGAACGTTACTTCTTCTTCTGTGTTGACTACTTTAAATTTTATTGTTACTGATAAACTATTAGTATCTGGTTGTAGTGATACAATAACTTCAAGAACTTGCGCTCTTGGTTCGAAGTATTCGATATTTTCGATAACACCTCTACGTAACACGTCCGACTGGCCCCTATCAGCCAATTCAAATAATTGACCTCTAAGGTTTCCACCATATTGAGGACGAAACGGTTTCTCTAGTCTATTTGTCTGAACTAGATTCTTTACCGCTTGTCGCACCGCAGCTGCATCCGTCTTCTTGTAGATTTCTCCACTAGACGGTTTTGCCCTAAATGCAAGGTCGATATCGGTATACTGTCTTACACGAGTGGTCGTTACTGACGCAGTCTGTAAGTTAGTATCTTCTTGTGCGAACGCTCTACGTATTGCCATAGTTCTATTTATATGACTTTTTAGTCACTTTCCTTAATTTCTATTAATTCATCTGAACTCATTAACTCATTATTAAAATAAGTTGCAACATCACCAGAGAACTCAATATCAAAGGAATCTGGTGTTTTTGGAAACTCTAAACCAATCTGTGCAGTAAGACTTCCGTCTGGATTGTAGATGTCATAATCTAGATACAGTTTTCCAAACTTGATATAATCTTTCCAATACTCAGCAACATCAAAGGTTTGTTCCAGATTAATTTCTCCATCCTGACCAATCACTTGATAATAAACCAAACGACCATCGGATTTCTTTTCCATTATTTCGTTACCGTCATCAATCTCTTTGAGGTCATAGATACCTTCTGACACAATCAAACGAACATCATTAAAGTTTTCGGTGTTGCCGTTGATGATTCTCATTGCTTCAGCTTGGAGGTAGAGATGTCTTGCAATTTCCTTTCTCTTCGTTTCACTGGTCACGTGGTTGAATGGTGTTCTATCACCATACGCACCAAGGAACTTGGCAACAGTAATGCCAGGCGCAAGTTTAGTTGCGGACGTAATGTTTGTCCGAAACTGTGGATTATATACTGGGTCAACTAAAATTATCATCGTGTAAATCTCTTTCCTCTATTTTCAATTGCATTACCAATCGGTTCAAATCCGAATCTTGAAGACGGTGATTTCTTCACAGTCCTACCAATCGCTGGAGGAGTCCTTGTTTTGTACTCGGAATTTAGTCTTTCTTCTGAAACAAGCACACCCGCAACTACATCACGAGAACCAGAGTTTCTGAAAGCAGAACGAATCTCTTGGGTCGTTGGTATCTTATCAAACACATCAAAGTAATCATCGGTCAATAGTGTCTTGTTCTTTAACACATCCCCACCATCAATTACTACTGTTCTGATTGCATAGTCACCATTGGTAGAGTGTCCAACAACAAACTCACCGTTGATTGGCCCTTCCCCCGCACCAGAACTTGTGTATTGTTGTTCCGAAGTAAATGATGGAATATGAACAGATGCGGCTAATAGTGTCGGAACAGTCGATGCTCCCAATGCGCCAGCGGTCACAGCAGTTAATGCGGATGTAGCATTAGTTGCATACCAAGACCTAAGTGCCAAGTCTGCTTTATCCGCATTGTTGGCCAATAGTGCTTCAGACGCTTTACCAAACAGTGTACCATAGAATGCAGCACCAGAGTTAAACGGAACCGCACCTTCACCACCCATAAATGCGTTACCTGTGAAGTCAACCATTCGTCCACCAATCGCACCTTTCTGACCCATCACCGACACATACTTTGCACCAGTGATATTGGTATTCTTACTCGTTGCAGCAAATCCTTCTTTAGCCGTAATAAGAATGGTCTCTTCAGAAGATAGTTGAATATTACCTTCCGCAAGTGTTTTCATATCAAACTTGACAAACTGGTTGAAATCTGATAACATGACATCGGTACTTGTACCAACAGTCTTAGTTGTCTTGGTCTTCTTGGTAATATATTCTGAGTTACCTGTTACCGTTGTCTTATGATTATGTTCGATAGTTTCATTCTGACTACCCGCAACGTTGACATTGTAGTTACCTCCAACATCAACATTATAGTCACCCGTAACCTTTAGATTCAGATTACCTTGATACACAAGGTTACCATTACCCTCAATGATTACAGTCTGGTCACCACCCGTTATTTCTACCTTGTTATTGACAGCAGAGATAATAACAGAACCATCGGCCCTCATCTCTACACCCGCACCTTTACGATGTCTAATTAGTACACGTTCACCGCCAGGCGTATCATCCATTTCAACAACATGTCCAGAGGTAGTCTCTTGAACTTGATTGAATGGATATTCGGATGGACGTTGTGGTTCAATGTTGAGTGGTACACCATAGTCACCACCCCCAACATAGAGGTCATTTATCTTAGTTCCACGAGCAGCTTTGTTGATTGAAGAACCAAAGTTATACTCTCGTTTAGGATACTCACCTGTGGGGTCTTGCATCCCATCTTCGGGTACTCCGAGTGTGTTCTCTAGTCCTTCTCCGAGTTTGTCTACTCGAATTTTAAAATTATCTTGTTTAGTCGTCATTCTACATTAATCTCCGCTGGACTCAATGGCGCTTGTGTTGATGGTTCAGTAAGAATATTCTTTTTCCTGAATACCGATTCAACATAGTCCACTACATCAAAATATGGGTCAAGTTCACTTTCATCTACATCGTTATGTCCAAAGACTTGTCCGCCTGGATATTTTCGGTAGAAACTTCTCAAAAACTTTTCTAGTGTCGTATACTGTTGGCGAGTAAATGATTGTGAAGACTTATAATCTGTCGGATTATCATCTCCCGCAGATATATTTAGACCACCAACTAAAGCGATACCAATAGAATATACGTCATGGCCATTAACCACGGCATGTTCACCGACACGGTTAACTGGTCTACCACGTTGCAGTCTACCGTCTCTACGAATGACATAATGATAACCGATACCGTCTTGTCCCAATTCAATTTGCATATTATTCACTTCAATGGAACCGATATTTTTATTGGTATAAGTTTCGGTTGCATGAACAATAACTTCAGTGATATCTCTTTTCACCGAGGCAAATTCAGCATCAAGTTCTTCGACAGATGCGATATAGGTAAATGTATCATCGGGAGTATTTCGACCACTCCATTTCTGATTATTCTCATCTACTGGTACAGATTCATCAAATAAACCAGCATCAATAATAACAGAACCACTAATAGTAGTATCTAGTTTTTTCATCCTATCATCAATGGTCGCAAGCTCTTCGGACGCAGCTGCAATCTCTGATTCTGGAATACCTCTTCTTCGTGCTTCATCCACAACAGCATTGTTCAAGTCTGTTGCGGTTGGTTGTCTTCTTGCATCTTCTAAAACAGATTTCATTTTTTCAGATACGTTGGGTGATTTAGTAACCAGTGTTTTTACTGCATTGACTTTATCGGTGTCATTACCCAAAGAGAATTCTTTTAGAATTGCTCGTCTCTCACTCTCTGTAGCAGAAATACCGCCAGGCACTAGGTTCTCAATATAACTTGATGCTGCACCAGAAATACCTTCGGTTAGATTCTGTAGAACACCACCTAAACCCTCACCAATTCGTTCATCAAAATCACCAACAAAACCATCAACTTCTTTGGTGAAGTCATTTATAGCAGAAAGAGTATCGCTTAATCCAGTGGGCAATACACTACTTACTGACGGGAAGGTCTTCAGTTCAGCTTTAATTCGTTTTACGTCAGCAATCATTCCTTTGATGCCAGTATCGTTTATGACTTGGTCACCAACACCTTCAAGTCCAGAGAACAATTCATTACCGAAATCTTTTATACCTGCTTCAATTTTATCTTGGAATCCTTTGACCTTATCATTTAACTCTCGAATTGGAGCGAGCGCTTCTATTTCTGGTAATAGGTCACCAATCGATAACACGGATAATGCGGCAGATATTGCACCAAAGAATCCACCACCACCACCCAATCCAGTAGCGTTTTGTGCTTCAATAATCTCGGTGAATGCAGATATTTCTTTTAGTGAGTCGGCAGTTTTAGATTCGACCAAAGAGGCACACTCAGCAATACTCTGAGGTGTTCCGTCTGATACAGCTTCCATTCCTGAATTGGGGTTGTTACACTTGATTGCAGGAAGACCTGTCAAAGAAGTGATAGTCGTTCCAGACTGATTAATACTTGGTTTCTTAATACCACTGAGACTAGGCATCTTGTCTGTCAACAAACCGATACCAGCACTAATTGCTTCTTCGGGAGAACTTGCAACTTGACCAATAGTCTTAATACCACCCAATACTTCACCATCAACTTTACCGACTAGGGTCGAAGTCTTGACAAACTTTTCATCTATTGCCTTTGTGGCTTTATCTTTGAATATATTATTCTCGGCAGCCTTCTTTCGTGCTTCCGCTTTTAGATTAGTATTCAAATCATCTTTTAATATCATTAAACTATCCTATCCATCATACGTCTTGCGAGTAGTTCTATTTGTTTTACTGTTGCGGCATTATTCAAATAGTATTTACCGACAATGTGACATATGCCTTTACTCTCAAGTTGTTTTGATTGTAACAATCTAATGTTTGCGTTAGATTGCGAACCATTCAACTCATATGCAATAAATGATAACTGTGTTAAAAAATTCTCAAACTTCGGAGAAAACTTTTGAAGTTCAGCATAACGGGTTATGTTAAAGTTTGCCAGACCTTTTGATTGTGTATTGACACCAGTACGCATTCCCGAAGAATACGATAGTCCAGCAGTAAGACCGATAGACTGTTTTATCGAGTATCCCAAATTTAAAAAGAATTGTACTGCGGTCTTCTCTCGCTGTTGTTTGACCAAAGTAGAGATATTACCCGAATTTGTATTATCAATATCAATATCTTTAGGTTTTACGGCTGCAACAAGATTCTCCCAAACGGTTTCTGGTTTATTATCTTGACCGACATCCTCTTTCTTCTGACCTTTTTGTACGGTAGTTGGGAACTCTATATGGGGAAGAGAACCAAATACAACAGGTGTCTGTGAGTTCATGCCATCGACAAAGAAACCAAATACCAATGCATTAGGTTGTAATTGTGGCATTCTACCGATACCAGAGATTCCGCCTTCGGTAGTTGGTGTGAGACATTGCGCCCAAGGTAGGTCTGCTTGTGGGATGAGTCTGGTCGATGGTGTATGTAATCCGTGTACACGAATCTTCACTCTACCCTCATAACCGTATGGGGGTGATGCGTCAATAACAGTTGCAATGAACCATCTTGTATTGTCACCATAGAACTCTGATAGAATGGGTTTCATTATTTAAGTCTCTCCATCTTACACAGATTCAATGCGACCGAATGTTGTGTTCCAGCAAATGTATGTCTGGTGTCATAGATGATAAAATCACCTGATTTGTTCTTGTCTATTAGGTCATCTTCGGTAGCTGTTATAGACGATTCAACATTGTCATTAACAACTTTTAGATTTATAACATCACCGACACTTGCTTTAGAAACAATAAAACCAGCCCCTTCTACCACAATATTCATCATATTTTTGTACAGACCATTTAATATTGCACGTCTTTCCAGTTTCTTTTTAAATTTACTTCCGTCATATTCGTCATGATAACTCTTATGTCTACCATAAGTTCCAGTAGAAGTTACTGTGTGATAGATATGTGAATTAAATTCATCCGAAAGAATTCCGTTTAACTTGAACTCTGGGTCAAATATCGCTTGACTGTCACCAATGATTTGATTCTTTTCTAGTCTATCTAATGTTTTTCTCATACTATGATGACCAGAAAATATCTGACCAGTGTTTAGATTGGTGTTTTGTAATTGAGAACCAATCGCACCTTCCTGAATAAGTTTCAGAGTGTTTGCTTGTTTACTGGTAGTTAGTGATTTGATTGTAAACGTTTTCTCAAATTCTGTTTGTGTTTCTGCGTTGGCAATGTTGGCTGGGTTATATGTATAGGGCAACATTGTGTTAAACGCTTTTTGTGATAACATGGAATCCAGATTACCGAGACGTAGATTGTCATCATGCATCGAAGCATAGGCAAAGAACGGAGAACCTGTGACTGTTGTTGCTCTTGTGGTTAACCACTTGATTGCTTCAATAGGACTTAGATTGGGAATGATACCTTTCAAGTTAGTTTGTATAGGCACACTCTTCGACCCATTAGGTAAAAATAGATATGAAAGGTCGATATCAAGTTTCATTTCGGTGGCTAGTAGTCGAATCAAAATCTCATCAATACGACCATTAAATGATTTACTAATCTTCTTTACACTGGATATAAACGCATGTTCGTCCAAGAGTGTAAACACAAACATACTAGATTTTGCGTTATCATTTGACTTGACAGAACGTTCAATACCTGTCATAATAAAGATACGTTCAAATACCGTATCTAAATCATTATCTACGGATGCCATTGTGATTTTGAATCTTTCGGTGCCTTGGAAGTTGATTCTATCAAACAATGCTTTGTCATCAAGAATAACAACCTGTCCTGTTAGATAAGGTTTATCCAAACTTTCAAATACCGTAAACTCCGCAATAGAGGTTCTGACATCAAAGGAGTTTGACTCAAAACCGCCAAAGCGGTCTGAACTAATAGACGCTTCAGTTATCTTAAACTGTTGAGACTGTGATGGTTTAGATGAACCAACC